TCAAATACATCGTTTCAAATCCCGCCGTTCTAAATCAATGGACTTGGGCAACAACAGATGCGGTTGGAAAAGTGATCACTGTATTACCTGTACACCCTGGAGTTTCAACTTTTGTCACATCTGGCACCTATACCTTCGGCACCTTCGCACCAACTCCATTGGCCTATGTAGCTTCCATGTTCAAATACTGGGCTGGTTCAATCAAGTTTAAGCTCGAGGCCGTTTCTACACCTTTTCACGCAGGCCGTCTATTGGTCACCTACATCCCCGACTATGATCCCTTATACACTGGCTATTCCATCAACGAAGTTGGCAACAACTATTCAGTTGTGTGGGATATCACTGACTCTTCTCAACTTGATTTCGAAGTTCCTTATCTTGCAAATACTCCTTTCCTTTCTTGTTTCCTTGACGACCAGAGCTACACCTATCTCAAAAACTCCGAAACAACGGGAGTACAGGTCCGAGACCGAGTAAGGAAGGTTCAGAATGGAGCTATCCTCGTTTTCGTCCTCAACCAACTGGTCTCACCAGCAACCGCAGCCTCTTCAATTTCTGTTATGAACTGGATCGGTGGGGGAGAAGACATCACATTTGCGGAACCAGTTCTAGGCGCTTTCAAAGCAGTTGAAGTGGGGGCGACCAGGATTGATTACACAGCCAAATGGTACGATGGTAACACTATGTCAGATGCACCCTACCCAGTTGTACCCACTCGACTAGGGGAGATCCCAGAGTGCCCGTTCGACATCGAAATGGAAGATGAATTCTGTTACCAATCGGCCCCTTTAGGCCTTGCACCACCCGGCATTGACCGACTTTCAACAGCTACCGACCAACGAGGCTGCTACCGAAACTTCATACCAATGAAGCGAATAGACCCCCAATCACGAGCTAGATTAGCGGCCGGAGAAGTCATTACGAACTTGCGTACCCTCACCCGACGTCTAACACCAGCATACCAAATGTATCCTCAAGCCGTAACCACAGCGGGCGTATGGACTTCAACGATGGTTCCACCAACATCACCCAATGTTCTCGTTTTTGACCCAGACTACTTCGGTACAGGGGACGGACAGGACGACGCAGCAATCTACAACAAACAGATAGCCCCGGCACGCGCTTCAAACAAAAACTGGTTGACTGAACTTGAATCTGCTCTTTCTTACGTTGGACGAATGTATGTTTTCGCTCGAG